TCTGGGCAAACAGTTTCTCGGCAAACAGCGCGCCGCAGCGAAGCCCCTACCGAAGACGGTGACTCCGATCACCAAGGTCGGTGGCGGTGGAAAGGCAGCGTCCGGCCCCACAGACAAGCAGTCGATGGATGCCTGGATGAAAGCGCGCAATCAGGAAATCGGGCGCCACTGATGGCTGCCCAACATAAGGAACATGTCAAGTGAGTAACACCATCCTGACACCAACGGCCGTGACGAGAGAGGCGCTTCGAATCTTGCATCAGAAAGCGCATTTCATCGGCACGATTAATCGGCAATACGACGACTCTTTCGCCAAGTCCGGCGCGAAGATCGGCGATAGCCTGAAAATCCGCCTACCGAATCAATACACGGTGCGAACCGGCGCGACCCTGCAAGTTCAGGACACGGCGGAGACCAGCGTGACGTTGCAAGTCGCGACTCAGAAGGGCGTCGATATGTCCTTCAGCTCCGACGAGCTGACCCTGGATCTCGACGACTTCTCCAAACGCATCCTCGACCCGGCGATTTCGGTGCTCGCGGCGGCGATGGAGGCGGACGCCTATTCGATGTACAAAGACGTTTACAACACGGTTGACAGCGATGCCGCGGCGCTCACGTTCAAGAACATCATGCAGGGCCGTCAGAAGCTCAACGACAACCTGGCGCCCGAGGACAACAACCGAACCGCGATGCTGTCCACCGGCCATCAGGTGACTATCGTTGACGCACTCAAGGGCTTGTTCCACGACGACAAGGCCGTGACGAAGCAATACCGCGAGGGCATGATGGGCCGCACGGCCGGGTTCGACTGGTACGAGAACACGCATGTGCTCGACCACACGACCGGCACGGCGGCGAAAGCCACCGTCTATGTGATGGACGGCATTGGCACCGATGGCGCGGCGCTCACGGTCGATACCGGGTCAACCACGTTCTTGGTCGGTGACGTGATTACCATCGCCGACGTGAATCGCGTGCATCCCGAAACCAAGACCGACACGGGAATCTTGCAGCAATTCGTGATTACGGCGAACTCGGGGGCGAGTGCCACGGAGTTGGCCATCTCCCCGTCCATCGTCTCAACCGGCGCGCGTCAGAATGTTTCTAACGTGCCTGGCGACGGCAAGGCGATCGTGAAGGTCGGGGCCGGCGCGAACGAGACGATGAATAGCTCGATGGTCTATCACAAGGACGCCTTCACCATCGCGACGGCGGATCTCGTGAAGCCCAAGGGCGTCGATTTCTGTGCCCGTGAGGTGTTCGACGGTATCTCGATGCGGATCGTGCGTGCCTACGACATCAACAACGATCTGTTCCCGTGTCGGATCGATATTCTGTACGGCTATAAGACGATTCGGGCGCAGACGGCTTGCCGTATTCACGCGGACGCCTAAGACCCGCCAGCATCGTTTGAACTGACATAGGCGGCGGTGGGGAATCGACTCCAGGCACGGCAAAGCCTGGACGCCCCCACCGCCACTTAGAAGAAGGAACTTGTTATGGCTATCAATTATCTCGGCGACAACAACCCGGACGGCTCGTGCCTCGGGTCGGCGTCAACTGAAAAAATCGGGTTTTTCGGCACCACGCCGATCGTCCGAACCGCGATTACGGCGGTTGGTACGGCCACGGCCACGACAACGCTGAATGAGACAAAAATCGATCGTCTCTACGCAGCGCTCGAGGGCCTTGGTATCATCGCCACCACCTGACCGGAAAGCGGGGCCGTATGTCTCAAGTCTTTTATGATGATGGCGGCCCCGCGACCGGTGGGCACAAGGTCATGCTCGCCACGACGGCGTATGATCGGCCGGACGCGAGCTATACCTTTTCAATTCAAAGGTCTCGCCGCGCCTTGGCCGAGGCGGGAATCGATAGCGCGTATCTGCTTCTCGAAGGCAACTGCCATGTCGATGACGCGCGAAACGTGGTATGCCAGCAATTCCTGCTAAGCGACTGTGACGATCTGGTGTTCCTCGATGCCGACGTGTCGTGGGAGCCGGAGCACATTGTCGAACTGTGCCGGCACGACCGCGACTTGGTTGGCGGGATTTACCCCTATCGCCGAGCCGATGGGTCCGCTACCCGTGGCATGCCGGTGGTGATGATCGAGGGCGTCTATCACGCGGACCAAGACGGGCTGTTAGAGGTCAAAGGTCTGCCCACCGGGTTCACGCGGATCAGGCGGGTCGTGATCGAGACCCTGGCCAAGACGGCGAACCATTTCTGGAACCGCAACGACACCCGGTCCGAAGTACCGATCTTGTTCGAGCGCACCTATAACGACGGCATCCGCAGGGGCGGGGATATTTCATTTTGTGATAAGTGGCGGGCGGCAGGGGGGCGTATTTACGCGGTCCCGGAGATGGTTCTTGGCCACGCGGCGAAGTCGATCGTGCGTGACAGCCTGGCAGCGGGGCTGCGCCGCCAGTCGGATGTCACGTTGGCGTATCTGGTCGAGAAAATCCGCAACGGCACGGAAACCATGGATATACTCCGCGAGGCGTGGAGGTATTACGACAACGTTTGGGCCGCCACCGAAGACGTACTTTTGCTTTGCATACTCATGGCCCGCAAGGCTGACGGGCTGATTCTGGAAACCGGAAGCGGGTTGACCACGATCGTGATGGCGGCGGCGAATCCCGAACATCTCGTCTATTGCATTGAGCATGATCCCGCCTGGGCCGCCAAGACCGAAAGCCTAGCCCGTCTTGCCGGGGTGACGAACATCGCCATCGTCACCGCACCACTTGTGGGCAACTGGTACCAATTCGACGAAAACGACATTCTGCCGGGACGCTTCGCGCTGGCCCTGATCGACGGGCCGCCGCGCATGTCCGGCGACCGGACAATATTTTTCGATCGGCTGGGCGACCGTTGCGAGACGATCATCGCCGACGATGCCCAGGACCGGGAATATTCGGGCTGGATGGAAAGCTGGGCGGACCAGAACGGCTATCGGTTCGACACGGTGGACGACAGAGCCGCCCTGATCCGGCGCCGCGAGAAGGAAAGCAAGGCCGCATGAGTACGTATGGCACCATGATCACCAGGGTTGCGGACGAACTCGCGTTCCCGGCTGTGGTGGCGCGGATTCCCAACGCGATACAGGCCGCGACCCGGTTCTATGAATCGGAGCGGTTCTGGTTCAACGAGGGTGAATCGACGGCATCAACCGTGGCCGACCAACAGGCCTACGCCATGCCGACCGACTTCCTCGAGGCCGAGTCCCTGACCTTGACGGACAGCAGCGTGCGCTATCCGATCAAGCGCCGGCCCTGGTCGTGGATGCGCCGGAACAACCTAATCACCAGCGTGACGGCGCGGCCCTGCGACTGGGCCTATTTCGCCGATCAAATCTTCCTCTATCCAATCCCTGACGCGGTTTACACCCTGACGATTTCGTTCCTCAAGCGGCAGAGCGCGATTTCAGCCTACACCGACACCAATGACTGGATGGTGCACGGCGAGGAACTGATACGCGAGCGGGCCAAGTATGACTTAATGCGTCAGGGTCCGGCGCGTGACCTAGAAATGGCCGGGGTGCTGAAGGGCTGCGTCGAGGAAGCGCTTTCCAATCTGCGAGCTAAGTCGGAACAGAAGATCGCCACGCCACGGCTGTCGCTCGACGGCGCGCTGACGGCCGGCGGCGACGGCTATAACATCAACTGGCAATAGGAAACCGAGACCATGGCGACCTTCAATAAATTCGAGGACTTTGCCCTTCAGCTCGGGAAGGGCACGCACCAACTGCACGCGGCCGGGCATGTGATCGAGGTCTACCTGTCGAACGCCGCCCCGTCCGCCTCGGCCGATACGGTGAAAGCGGACCTGGCCGAGATCACGAACGAAAACGGCTACACCGCCCCGGAAGACACCGCGAACGACTACACCGAGGCGTCAGGCACGGGGACGCTGACCGGCGTCGATGTGACCGTGACGGCCTCGGGCGGCACGGTGGGGCCGTTCCAGTACGTGGTTCTCCAAAACACCACGCCAAGCTCCCCGCTTGACCCGCTGATTGGCTGGTGGGATCACGGCTCGGCCGTGACGCTCCAGAGCGGTGAAAGCTTCACCGTCGATTTTGGCGCGTCTGTCGCGACGTTGGTCTAGCATGCGCCCGAATCGCGTGACGCGCGAGCCCATGTCGATGGGGCGGTCGCTCCCGATGGATCGGTTCCCCGCGAAGTACGGCCACACGCTTGAGCGCAATCAGCGTCTTAATCTGTGTTGCCGGCAGACGGAAAATCTGACCGGGCAGGTGTTCCAGACCGCTCCTGAGCTACCGGGGCCGGATCTGTTTATCGCGACGTGCAAGTGCGGGCGGAAGCATCGCCGGTTGCAGGTTGGCGAGGCTTAGGAGAAACCGATGGCTGATCTCAAAACAGAACTCACCACCGACCCGCTGGGCCGCGGTTATGCCGGGATGACGGACCAGGAGGCGGCGGACGATCTCAACACGACATATCGCACCCGCGACCGCACCAGCATGACCGGGCGCGAGGTTGGCGCGGCGGTGGTCAAGGCGGAATACGCGGCGCTGGCCGACGCGCAAAAGGATCGCGTCCTGTTCCTGTTTGGGCGCGATGATCTGGACCCGTTCAAGTTCGAGGCGGACGTGATGACCGACATCTTCGGCGGGGGAAGCGACACCATTGCGGCACTCGCGGCGGCCCGGGTCGAGGCGATCAGCCGCGCGCTAGAACTTGGATTGCGGACGCCGGTCCGAAGGTCTTACGTCACAGCCGCGAGGGCATAATGACCACAACGAACATCGCCTATGCGGCCGATGCCGCGATCGTCGCGACGAATTGGGACGCGCTCGCCTCGGATGACTGGGCCACTCTGCCGGCGTTCGATAACACATCAACGCTCTACGTCGATGTCTTGCTCGGTGGGAAACTTCATTTCGACACCGTGACGGGCATCATTCTTGCGGCGGACAGCTTCGATATTTATCTCGCGGCGCTCTACGACAAGGACGTGGCCAGCTCCTACACTGGCGGCATCGATACCGCGTTCACCGCCAATGACGTCACCATAGCGGCGGATGTCGAGTTCAACCCGTTGAACCTGAAATTGTTGTCGGTGGTCAAGCCCGAGGCGACGACGCCCGACACGGAGCAAAGCTACAACTGGGGGCCGTTCAGCGTCGCGAGCCGGTTCGACGGCATCATGCCGCAGAAATTCATCCTGGTCGGACACAACAATAGCAACGATGCCGTGCTAAAGGCCGCCACGTCTGACCACATCATCAACGCGGTCGGCATTACCTATACCAACGCCTAATGTCGTTCTTCACTCGACGGTATAGCGGCGACGGGAACCGCGCCCCGAGCGGGAACTTTATTCTCAATCGGAGCAGCCCGCAATCCGAAGGGCTGTTGATGTGGTACCCGCTCCAGGAGGGCGGCGGCGAATTAGGCGCGGGCGCTGAAGTAGCTCACGACTTCACCGGACGGAACGCGCCCGGGACGAACAAGAGCGCGCAGAACGCGCCGGGCTGGGTCAGGACTCGGTTCGGCGATTGGGCCTACGCCACCAAGGGCTCACTAAACGACGCCGTTATCCTACCGTCGAACCTCTACGATTTGGGGATTAGGCAGCACGGCGCGGTGTCCTGTTGGGCGTTCGGCACCACGGCGGGATCGACCAGCGATCATATTTTTGGCGATTGGGATTCGTCCCTTGGTATTGCTCTCAGGCAGAACGGCAGTAGCGAGCTTGTCGGATTTATCTATCCGAACAATCACCGGATCACCACGAGCACAAACCCGTTCTTGCAGGATGTATGGAACCATGTCGTCGCGGTTCTGGATGGGGCGAACTGGTATCTCTACGTGAATGGGGTGCAAGTCGGGACCGACACGCTCGGTGAGGACATCGGCGACCCGTCCGTTCCCATGCGGATCGGTGATCGTGGCGATGGCGCTGGAGAACTCGACGGCTACATAAAAGATTTCCGGGTCTACGACCGCGCGCTTTCGGCCAAGGAAGTCTTCGACCTGTGGGCGCCGCAGACCCGGTGGGACTTGTTCCAGGAGACCGGGGCGCGGGCCTATCTATTCCCCGAAGCAGTGGCGGGCGGCACGACAACGCTCACGGCGGACGCCGGGTCATTCGCCTGGACGGGCGCCACGGCGGGCACGCTTTATAATCGCGTTCTGACCGCGGCCGCGGCAAGCTACGCCTGGACCGGGCAAACGGCGACGACCCTGGTGAGTGTCAAGCTCACGGCGGACGCCGGGTCTTATGCCTGGTCCGGCCAAGACGCGGGACTAGCGGCGGCCTACCAGCTCGTCGCGGGCGCGGCTTCATACGCATGGTCCGGGCAGGACGCCACAACCACCGTGAGCGTCAAGCTCACGGCCGATGCCGGTTCATATGCCTGGTCCGGTCAGGCCGCGACGCTCTTGCAGGATTTCGTGCTGGCCGCCGACGCTGGCTCGTTTGCCTGGACGGGCTCCACGGCGGGGCTGCTGTCGGCGTATCAACTCACGGCGTCCGCTGGCTCTTACGCCTGGTCTGGCCAAGCCGTGACGCTCATTGCGCCGACCGGCGGCACCCTCACCGCGGACGCGGGCAGCTATCTATGGGCCGGGCAAGCCGTGACGCTCACTGCGCCGGCTCAAGATATTTGGACAGCCACATCAGGGCAATCGACCACCTGGACACCGGACACACCCGCCTCAACCACTTGGAGTTAAGACATGGCGATCACGACATATGGTGAATTGAAAACCGCCGCGGCGAACTTCCTGACGCGCGCCGACCTGACCGAGCGAATCCCCGAATTCGTCGCGCTTGGCGAATCGCGTCTGTTCACCCAGTTGCGGGTGCGCGAAATGGAAGCAACATCGAACATTTCGACCACCAGCACGCAGCGCGAGGACCCGTTGCCGACGCGGTTCGTCAAGGCGCGTTACCTCTACGTCGCGGCTACGCCGAACGTCCGTCTCGAGTACCGCTCGCCTGTCGAGTTCTGGTCGATCTGGTCGAACCTGGCGACGGCTTCGCCGATCGCATACACGATCGAGCAAGACGCTTTCGCCTGGGGGGCGATCCCGGACGCGACGTACACCATCACGGTCGGACACTATGCCCGCATGGCCGCGTTTTCGGCGGACTCGGACACTAACGCCGTGATTGCGCGGTGGCCCGGCCTGTACCTGTATCCGACCTTGCTCGAAGCCGCTCCTTATCTCGGCAATGACCCACGCGTGACGATATGGGCGGGCCTCTACGAGACGCTGCTTGCCGACGCTCACGCGGCGGACAAGGCGGACCGCTATTCCGGTGACGCCGTGGTACCCGACCGCTACGCCCAAATGACATGAGCCTGACGGAACGGTTCTCGAAACTCGGCGGGGCACCGGCTCCGCTTGCAACGCCCGAGATCGCCAAGCCGCGCCTGGCCGACCGTTTCACCGCATTGTCCGGCCCCCGAGATCCGCTTGCCGTCGATACCGGCTCCGCTCCACGGTTGACCGAACGACTCGCTGGATTGCTGACGGGGCCGGGCAATACAGTCGCGGTGGAGAAAGCTCCTACATCGCGCCTGTCGCAACACCTGGCCGGCTTGTCGGGGACGGCCGCCGTCGTGGCTCAGCCGGACCCGCCGCGAGAGACCCTTTTCGAGCGGTTCTCCAAGGACTATCAACTTCTCAGCCAGACGTCGCCCGAGTCCATCATGGTTCCGTTCGGCCCCTGGATGCCTGACTTGCCGGACCTGGCCAATCCGGGCGCCACGGTCGCCCTGAACGTCATCCCGCAAGCGAATTCCTACGGGCCGCTCGGCGCCTTGGAGGCGGCCACGGGGGCGTTGGACGCTCAGGTGCTCGGCGCAGTGATCGCGCGTGACACAGCGGGCAATAATTACAATTACGCCGGCGACGCGGCCAAACTTTACCAGGTCGGGGCGAGCGGCGTGACTGACAAATCGAAGGGTGGCGGATATTCGACGGTCGCGAGCGAGGGCTGGGAATTCGTGTCGTTTGCCGGCGACTTGATCGCGACTAATTACGCGGACGCGGTGCAATCGATCACGGCGGGGGCGGCGGGGCTGTTCGCGGATTTGATCACATCGACACTCAAACCCAAGGCGCGTCATGCCGAAGTGGTGCGCGAATTTCTCGTTCTTGGTAACACCAGCGACGGAACGGACGGCGTTGTGCCGCATCGGATCTGGTGGTCGGCGCGCAACGATCCGGCCGACTTCGATCCAGATTCGCTAACGCAATGCGACTTTGAGAATCGGCCACAGGGCGGATATGTCCAACGCATCATCGGCGGCGCCGAATATGGCTTGGTCTTCCAGGAGCGCTCGATTACCCGGATGTCGTATGCCGGTGAGCCACACATTTTTCAGTTCGACGAGATCGATCGAAAGCGCGGCACGCCGGTTCCAAACAGTGTCATCGGTCACGGGCGGTTGGTCTATTACATTTCCGAGGAAGGGTTTTTTGTCTGCGACGGAACCCAGTCCATCCCGATTGGCGCGAACCAGGTCGATAAGACGTTTTGGGCGCAGTTTGACACTAACAACGCGCATCTGGTTTCCGCCGCGATCGATCCGATTAATAAGCTGGTTGCATGGGCATTCAATAGGAAAATCTGGTTTTACGACTGGCAGAATCGGCGCTGGTCCGAAGCCGATATCGATGCCGACATGCTGATAAACGGCACGTCGGAAGCCTACACGCTCGAAGAGCTGGACGCCGTGGCGCTTGACACCGACGCGGATACCACGCTCGACGCCACCGAGGCGGCGGCGCAAACGACGATCAGCGTGGCATCGACGACGAATTTCGCGGTCGCCGATACGGTGCGTATCACGCTCGACAACGCCACGATTCACCAAAGCACGATCGCGAGCATTTCAGCCGGCGTTTCGATCACGATTGACGACGGGCTGCCGAGCCAAGCCACGTCCGGCAATCGGTTCGTGCGCACCAGCATCGACGTGCTCACACCCGGCCTGGATAGTCCGGTATGGGGCGGCGGCGGTCTGGCGTTCGGAGCCTATGACACGAAGCATAAACTAGCCTATTTCACCGGCCCTAACCTCGCAGCGACGATCGAGACGGGCGAAATCGAGTTGCACCCGAGCCGGCAATCCAAGGTCACGAAACTACGCCCCTTGATCGACGGCGGCACGCTGATCGGCGCGGTGGCGGGGCGTGATCGGTTGGTCGATGCGGTGAACTTCGATGCCGCGCATTCTCTCGACGATACCGGGGAGATCGACGCGCTGAACGAGTCCCGGTATCACCGGATTCGCTGCAAGATCGCGGCGCTGGGTAGCTGGACCCATGCTCAAGGGGTCCAGGTCATCGCCAGTCCGATGGGAACGCGCGGCTGATGCCGATCAGTAGTCCACGCGGTACGGCGAGTGCGTTTCGGGTGCCGATACCGGGCTTCTATGGCGATATCGAAAAGATGCTTGCCAGTGAAGACATGGCGGGCGTGTTACGGGCGCTGATCGAGGGGCAGAGGCGATCCGACGACGTGTTACGCGGTGTCATGACGGGCAAAATCAACGTGGTGGGGACCGTGACTCTGACCGCCAGTCAGGCGACCACGACACTGACCGACTCGCGGATCGGCGCGGGTACCGCTGTGATTCTGGTGCCGACCACGGCGAACGCCAGCGCGGAAATCGGCAACGGGACAATTTACCAGACCTACCCGAACGCGACCAAGGAACAGGCGGTTCTGAATAATGCAAACAACGCCCAAACTGACCGAGATTTCGTCTTCGCGCTCATCGGATAGTTGGCGCCTGATCGACCTGGACGGGCTGCCGGAGACGTGGCCGAAATACCGGCCGCTGATCTTGCAGGCGCTGATGGCCGGAGAGGGCAGTTACAACGAGCGCGACGTGATGGTTGCTCTGTTGGCCGGGCAATGGATGTTGTTCGCAGTCGGTGATCCGGTCACGTCGATTTGCGTCACGGAAGTGGTCGATTTTCCGCGCCAACGCAAATATCTGACCAGATACGCGGTCGGTGACGGCGAGGCTTTCTATGGCTCGTTCGATCTGCTGGAAAAGATCGCGCGGCAACGCGGCTGCGACGTGATCGAGATGTACGCCCGGCCCGGCTGGATTCGAAAGCTGCCGGACTGGTCGCAAAAGTACGTGATTCTCCAAAAGGAACTGTGAATATGTCTGGATTGCGAGCGCTGCGATCGACGCCTTGGTCCGACGGCCCCGATGAGGTCGATCCGCGCGACGACTGCGAGTTGATGCGGTATTGCTTCAAAGGCTCAGGCGGCGGCACGACGACCAACGTGACGAACATGACCAATGATCTGCCGGAATACATCCGGCCGTACTATCAGGCCGGCCTGGCGGCGGCGGAAGCGGACATTCTGGAGCGGCCGACCGATTTCTTCGGTGGCCAGACCTACGCGAATTCCGCACCCGAGACCGAGGCGGCGTTAAACGTGCAGACCAATCGGGCACGGGCCGGCTCACCGTTGCTCGATCGGGCGCAGGGCTACACCAGCGACGTGCTTTCGGGTCAATATCTCTCGCCTGACAGCAACCCATATATGGGGCAGATCGCCGATGCGGTTCGGTCGGAAGTCGTGCCGGCCGTGTCGTCGGGTTTCGGCGGGGCTGGCCGTACAGGCGGCTCTCCGCTGGAAACCGAGGCTATCTCCAAGGGCGTCTCACGGGGCATGTCGCCGTATATGTTCCAAGAATACGGACGCGAGCGCGGCGCCATGGAAGCCGCGGCTGGCCGGGCGCCCGGACTGGCGGCGGCGGACTACACCGATATCGCGCAACTCGGGCTCGTCGGACAGGCACGCGAAGGTCAGGCGCAACTCGGAATCAACGAGGCAATTTCACGGCAGAGCTTCGGGGAGAACGAGCCGACCAACCGAATCTTGCAATACATGAGCGCGTTGCAGGGCGTGCCTGTGGGGCTGAACCAGACCGGGACCAACACGGGCACGCAGCGGAACAATGTCAACGGCGGCATGTGGGCAGCGGGGACGGCGCTTCAAGCGGCGGGAAAATAACATGGCTGAACTATTGGATATGATTTTCCCACGTAAGCCGGGGTTACTCGACCCGGAAATAGAGGATTATCAACGTCGCCAGATGATCGGCCGGGTAATGCGGAATCTCGGCTCCAGTCTCCAGGCATTCGCGATGGGCAAAGCGCCGCCGCCACCTGAGGCGCGGATGTCGATGGACGAAATGATGCGTATGCAGAGCATGCGGAATCAGCAACGCGAGGCGAAGCGGCAGGCGGAAATAGCCGACCGGCGCGAGGGCGCCATCTTGGGGCCATATCATCCCGAGCGCGGCGGCGTGCCATGGACCAACCCGGACACCGGGAAACAGGTCACGGGCGGGATATTCGACAACGTGGCGGACACACCGCAACAGCGCGCGTTGCTTGAAGCGATGCCACGCGACGATGCGATGGGCGTGGCGTCCGACCGACTGTTCCCGGATGCGGCGGATCAGCTGACGACCAGCAATACGATGCTGGGGCCGAATCCAGATGATCCTGACGGACCGCCCGTCCGGGTACCGATCACGGCGGGGGCGCCCGCGTGGCAGAAGCCGCCGGATCCGGCGAAGCCGTATTCGCTTTCGCCCGGCGCTACGCGGTTCGACGCGGACAACCAACAGGTGGCGAACGTGCCGGCCAGGGCGCCGGATCCCACGGCGGACATGCGGACTTATTTGTGGGCCGCTGGTGGCGACCCGGAAAAGGCCAAGGAACTTTGGCGCGCGGACCAAGAGGCTGACGGGCAAGGCGGTACATTCAGGGGCAAGTCCAAGTGGGCGCAGCAAATGGAGTATTTCTCTACTGGCGACCCGTCCTCGCCGGAATATGCCCAAGTCTATCACGACTACGCGCAGCCGAGTTTTACGATCGATCCACAGACTGGCGAGCAAGTATGGCGGCGACCGGATATGTCGAACATTGGGCCGCCCACGGGGCAGGCTGGGCCAGGGGGTGCGCCGGGCGGTGGCGCAATCTTCCAAGGCGCGCCCACGGAGCAGCCTGGGGGCGGCTCGCTACTCGGACAGCCCGGCGCGCCCACGGGGCCTGACGGGCCTCTGCTTGGCGCTGAAGTGCCACCCATGGGGCCGGCAATCCCCGGCATGTCGGAAGGCACCGCCGTCGAAGAAGCCTTCGGGCTACAGTCGGGCATCGACACCATCGTGAACAACGTCTGGGATTTCTTCGGTGGCGATCTGGCCTTTCCCGAAACGACCGAGGCGGTCAGTTCAGTGAGGGCGATCATGAACGAAACCGTGACCGCCATTTCAACGGAACGCGGTGGTCGGCCTAACCTTATGACACTCAAGGAAGCCCAAAAATTAGTGCCAAAGGCCGGTTCAATATTCGGCACGGGCGACGAAACGGCACGAAAGAAAATTGTTGTTCTGACCGAACGGCTGCAAGAGTTTCACGATCGCGCCGCCGAAATGGCCGGCACGGCAGGCGTGGGGCCGAAAAACCGTCAAGATGCCGAGTCCGACGTGCTCACCAGCAAGCGACTCTTGAAAATCTATGGCGCATTGCTTGAGCGGTTTGTCAAACCGGCCGGCATGGCGCCGCTGGCTCTTGGCGAGGTACGCAAACTGCCGAGCGGCTTGGAAATCTGGATGGATGCCGAGTGATGGCTGAAACTGGTTTTTTCGAGTCACTAATACCGCCTGCCGTTGACACCGACAGGGCTGTCGAGGGCGTGATTTCCGGCGCGCTCAGCAAAAAAGACAAGGTTTATAAGTTTCGCTTGCCGAACGGGACCGTGCATAAGTTCCGACCCGCCGAGGGGCAGTCGCTCGACGATGCAATTCTTGAAATCGAACGCGAATTCGAGCTGTCCAGCAGTCGCGGAAATACGTTCTCCGGTGCGTTGGAGGGGATCAGAAGTGGTTTCGCGAATGTAGCCGGCCTGCCGGGTGAAATGGTGGGTGCGATGAGGGGCGCGGGGCGTGATATAGTTGAGCCCGATGCGCCCTATTCACCGCCGCCCTTCGGCATCCAGGCAACCCGCGAAGCCATCGGCGCGAAGGCCGTCGGAGACTTGCGACCAGGACAGCGACCGTTCGCCCGCGCCACCGAGGTTATCGGCGAAACCCTCCCCTTCATCGCCGCGCCCTACGCCCGACTCGCCACGGCGCCAATCAAGAAATTCGCCACCGAGGCCCCGGCCCGTTATCTCGGATCGGAAATGGGCAGTGCTATCGGTGCTGGCATTGGTGCGGCTGGTGCTGAGTATATAGCGCCGGGCCAACCGTTGGCCCGGATGGGCGCGGAAATCGTCGGCGGCCTGACCAGCCCGTTAGGCATGGCGCTCGGCAATCTCCACAAGGTTGGTAATATGGCCCGCCGTGGCGCCGTGCCGTTCACCGAAGGCGGAAAACAGGCCAAGGCGGCGGAAATCGCGCAAGAGACCGTGGGGATGTTCGGCGACGTTCCGGGTGATGTCGCAAAAACGCTGGAAGCGCCGGGTGTGATCGCCAACGCGCCCTTGACGGCGGCACAGAAGGCCGGAACGCGCGGGCTCACGCTGATCGAGCGTAAGGTAATCAAGGACAGCGACAAGTTCGGTGTCACGGTCGAGGACCAGACTCGCAAATCGATCGAGGCGGTAAATCAGGCATGGCACGAGACCACGGGCATGGATGCATCTGGTCTCGCCGACGCCGCACGGGACCGTCAGGCCCATTGGGGCAACGTGATTGACGCTCGGGTCAAGGCGGCGGAAGAAAAGGGCCAGGCGATCACCGAAGGCCTGCAATGGGACACGGCATCGACCCGACAGGGGGCGAACGTCCAGGCGCGCAATTTGATCGAGGGAGCGCGGAAAGAGGCACGAGGCACTGAGCGGGAGCTTTGGGGTCGGGTGCCGCGCGATGTCGAGACCGGCACGGAAAGCATCTCGGACGCCTGGGACGAGGCTTATGAGGATCTGTTGCCGGGCGAACATCCGGCGGCTTCTCGGCCTGTGTTGTCCCGGATTCGAGAGTATTTGAAAAAGGTTGAGGGGCCAGAAGCAGATATTATCGGCGATGTTGATGATGTAGGCGCCCTGCGTGCCGCTCGCGCGGCGGACATGGACTTAATACGGCGTCTGAAGAACCCGCCCAAGGTGCCGGCCGATGGGCGATTGATGGGGTGGCTCCAAACCAAAGGCGGGCTAAAGAATGATGGCGGCGAGCTGCGGCATATCGGGATCGACTCGCGGTCGCGTCCAGGTTTCTATAACAACGCGACGGGGATGCACCTTGACGATGCGGCTCGGGCGGCTTTCGAACAGGGGTTTTTTGAGCATCGCCCGACGGTCAGCGAGTTCGTCGAGGCGCTATCCGAGGATTTCAACAATATCCGCCCGCGCTATCACCCCAGCTATATGCGCGAACTGGATGAAATCGACGCGCTGGGCCGGATCGATCAAGACTTTGCGGAGCGCGGAATTGATATAAATGCAACGCCGGATGAACTGAGCGCACGGCTAACAGAAATCTACGGGACCGCCTCTGTCGAGGATGTGGTCACGCCCAAAAGCGGCGAGCTGATTCGCATGCGGAGCCGGATCGGGCGCGCCATCCGCAAGATCGAGGGCGGGCCAAATCCCGACTGGGACGCCTCGCGGCGGCTCAAAATCCTCAATGCCGGCCTGATGGACGAGCTGGCCGGTGTCAGTGTCGAGGCAACCGACGCACGGGCATTTTCGCGGGAGTTCAATAAGAAGTTTACTCACAGTTATGCCCAAACAGTCACGCGCGGCAGCGCGACTGGTGGGCCGCGCGTGCGCCCAGAGGCGACGTTGGAGCGCAGCGTGGCCGGGAGTGGCGCAGAGGCGCCGGTGTACGCCCGTGAGCTCCGCAGTGCCGTCGAGCCGCTTCCTGGCATGCCTGGGACCACGCGGGGCGCCGAAATGGAGCAGGCCCAGCGAAGTGTCGTCCAGGACATGCTGAGGCGTGATGTGATGAACACGAACGGCACGATCAACCCTGAAAAGCTACGGCGATTCCGCACCGACCCGCACCGCGCCGAATTGCTCAAGGATTTGGGGTTGGATCGCATGTTGGGCGATACCAATCAGGCCGCCGAATTGGTGGAACGTCGGCTTGGGATGTACGGGCACGCGCGAAAGGTCGTCGGTCAGTCGGCCGCGTTCGCCAAGGTCGCCAAGGTCGAGAAGCCGATCACGGCGGTACGGAACGCCATGCAGGGCGGCAACCCGCACTCCGACCTCGGCGGAATGTTCCGCTTGGCGCGGCGCTCGCCGTCGGGCCGGAAGGGCGCCCGCGCCGCGCTGTTCAACGTCTGGTTCGAGGACGCGCGCGACCAGGCCACCGGTCTGATCTCGGGTGAGAAAATGTTGGCGCAGATGAACGCGCCGGTCCGGCTGTCGAGCGGTCGCACCGTGACGATGCTGGATTTTGCCAAGCAACAGGGGATCGTCAGTCCCGACCAGGCGAAGCGCCTCAACATCATCGCCGACAAGGCCGGGAAACTTGAGACCGCGTTGAAATCGGGTCGCGACCTCACCAGCCTGATGCAGAGCCCTGATCCATATTTTGATCTTTTCCTACGCTGGGCGGGCGCCAATATCGGCGGCGCGAGTATGCTCGGCAGAACCAGCGGTGCGTCCCTGGTCATGGCTGGCCATTTCTCGCGGGAAATGCGCCGGATGTTCGAAAAGGTTCCGGCCGCGCGGGTGGCGGATATCCTCTCGGAAGCGGCGCTTGACCCGCAACTGATGGCGCGCTTGCTGCGTGCCCCGACGGCGACCCCGCGGGCGAAGGCGCGCTACTGGAAGCGCATGCACGCCTATCTGTATCAGGTCGGCATTCTCGACGAACGCGACCGCGAGACCATCGATCGACAGGTCATGGGGATGGTCGAATAATGGCATCCCTCCTTGGGCAGCGGTCGCTGCTGGATGCGGAAAAGGAGCGGCGCCAGGCGAGACCACTGGACCCTCCCGAGCTAGACTGGTTCGACCGTATGCGCCAGGGCGTCTACAGCGGCGCCGATGCGCTCGACCGGGGCGCCCGTGGCGTGCTGGGTCCGCACGGGTATCAGAGCTTCCGCAATGCCGTCGATCTGGCGGCGCCGATGCGCTCGACCGGGGCGCCCGTGGCGTGCTGGGTCCGCACGGGTATCAGAGCTTCCGCAATGCCGTCGATCTGCTAACATTCGCGACGCCCCCCGCCGATGTGGTGGACATAACCGAGGGGAGCCGTGAGACGGTTCGGGGGCTGTTCGATGCGGACCCGACACAGACATTGCTCGGTCTTGGATCGATGGCCGGCGGCATGGCGGGGATGTTTGTGCCTGGGTCTGTTGGGGGTATGAAGAAAATGATGACCCCTGACGCCCCAACGGGTGCAGCGCGGGGCGTACCACTGGATTCACCAGCATCTTACCCGCCGACACCGATTGACGTGTACCACGGGTCTCCGCACAAATTTGACAAATTCGACAGCGCCCACATCGGCACGGGCGAGGGCCAACAAGTGTATTCGCGCGGGATATATCACGGCGAGGCAGAGGGCACGGCAAAAACGTATCGGGGTGACGCCGAGGCTAGATATAACCGGGTTACAGGCGGGGCTATGACGGGACGGGAGGCGCTTGCTTACGATTTGGCGATGAATGGGCACAGTGACAACGACATCATGATGTCATTGGCTCGAAGTTACGGCGACGACATATCATTCGACGAGGCGCAGAAATTGGCCAACGACGCGATCAGTAAGAAGGGCCATATGTACCAAAACCGCCTGCATATGGCGCCCGAAGAAGTAATCGACTGGGACATGCCCATTCGCGACCAGAGTCAGACGGTGCGTGATTTCTTCGGCCCCGAGCCGCCGCCGATGGGGATGGGTACGCCAGCTCTGACTGGTGCGGATATGTATAACAAGATGTTGCGCCCCGGCTATGGCCCCGCCGAGTTCGCCGAGGCAGCGAGGGCCGCCGGCATCAAGGGCATGAAGTTCAAAGACCAAGCCAGCCGTGGCCTTCGCGAAGGCGGGACACATAATTACGTCACCTATGACGACAATGTAATTCAAATGATGAGACGCTACGGCATGTTGCCGCTCATGGGCGCGGGTGCCGCTGGTGCCATGTACGCCGGGCAACAGGGCCTGGCGCCGGTGCCGGGCCTATGAAACCCATCACCCTCGTCCCCTTCGGCGATTTCACGCCGGATC